CTACGGCGTCTTGAGGGGATTCTGCCTGGGACATCCTCTTCCGCGCCGGTTCCATGTCTCGCACGAATCCCTCGAACGAGTAGCCCTCTAGGTACCGGTCGTTCCGTGGGAGGTTGGGGTGGTGCAGCTCGCGCTGGGAGTCGTAGAACTCCCGCGCCAGCCGTGCCGCCTGCTCCCTGTGGAACTCGACCTGGGGATACAGAAACCCCAAGAGCGCCAACCACTCCTGCACGCTCAGCTTAGGCTGAGAGAACAGTTGGCCGAACGTCAATGTGTACCGGGCTATCGCCGCCGAGATGACAGCCTGTTGGGCCGCATACTCGTCGGTGTTCACGTCTTCGGGCTAGCCGTCTGGGTCGCAGTCGGTTTCGCCGCAGAAGGCGCTGTCGAGGAAGCACCAGCAGTGGTTGCCTTCGGTGCTCCGTACATGCCAGCGAGTTGGAGGGCAGGGCTTTCCTGCTTGTCCCACTCCTGCATCTCCAGCCGCTCCTCCACGGAGTAGCCGAGGTCGATGCGAGCCCGTTCCTTCGGGATGATGCCCACGCCGTTGGCGTAGAGCTTCGCCGCCGCGTCGGCCTTGGCCGCGTACGTCGGCGTGCTAGGATCCCGCCACATGGTCTCCATGCGGTAGTAGTCCGGGGGAAGCTGCCCGCCCTTGGCTGCCATGTAGGCGATCCGCATGGCCTGTTCCCAGGCCCCGCCGAAGATCAGGTTCTTCCGCTCGCACTTCTTGACCAGCCGGGACTCAGACGACTTGATGGCCTCTGCCGAAGCCGGGTTGTCGGAGTTGGTGGACAAGTACTGCGGCGGCAGGCCCGTGTAGGCCGCTGCCTTCCGGTCGATTGCGTCGAGGGCTTCCACGAAGTTCCGCANCTCGGCAGCAGTGAACTGCTGGGCCTTGGCCTCGTGATCCTCGAACGCCAGGATGCGAGCGACGTAGGCGTCGAACAACTTCTGGCCGGTCTCGGGGTCCACACCGATGTCCTGCGGCTTCACACCGAACAGCAGCCGCTGCGGGATCGCCATGATCTCCGCTGTGGCCTGCATGTCCATGAGGATGCGGGCCGCTGCGTCGGTGATCGAGCGCAGCTCCGGGGTGATCTCCGACGAGCCGTACAGGTCGGATGCCTTGGTGCGGTTGCGGATCGGCACCACCGGTACCAGGCCTAGGCCGTGGCTGATCGTGGAGATCGGGGTCCAGGCCCCGTCCTGCTTGAGCCACTGGATGTTCTGGTCCGGGGTGTACAACGTGGCCGCGATGATCTCGCTCTGGTCCTCGTTGTAGACCGCCCGGATCGCCTGGGTCGCCAGCCTCGTCCGGGGGTCGATCTCCGCGTACAGCGACGTGGGGGGCTCGACCATGATGATCGGGATCTGGGGATCAACGAAGAGGTCAATCGCCGGGTCTGGCATCGAGATGGTGATGTACGCCGCGCCGTAGATCAGCGCGTCCGTGTGCCCCAGCGGGGCCTCCACGTCCAGGTTGTTGGCCTGCCACCAGTCCCACAGCTCGGAGTCCGCGTCTGGCCTCCCAGCCAGCCGGAACCCCTCCACCTCTTGGCGTTCCGCGATGGAGTCGACGTACAACCGGGGATACCCGATGTGCGCCAACAAATCCCGCATGTTCGGTGGGACGGCCACGCCTATGGCGTCGGGCCTGCGCTCCGCGTCGTAGTACTTCTTCGAGTCCTTCAGGGCATTCTGAGACCCCTCGAACTTTTCGAGGAGGTCATCCCGTGCCTTTTCCGGGTCGATCTTCTGCTGCGTAGGGAGCGCCATTACATGATCACCGCCGCTCTACGGCTTAGGTTCTTCTTGCTCATCAGGAAGTCCTGTCTCGCACCGAACGCGAGCACCGCGCAGACAGCGGCGTCGATCTTTTTGCTGCTGTCCTTGCTCTGCTTGCGAATCGCTACGGCGTCGTACGTTGTTGGGTGTCGGCGGGCGTTGAGGACGTGCTGCCTCAGAACCGGGTTGCCATCGTGCCAAACCTCTTTCTCCAGGACGGCGTCCAGGAATCTCTCGCAGTCGAACGCGAATCGCTTTGTCTGACCGCGCATGTCGAACGCCACCGGGTTGCCTGGTGTGGCATTGACCTGGATCTTCTTGCGGAAGTCCCGGCCCCACTGGTCGACGTATGCCTCGAACTCCTTGACATCGGCCCGGAACGCCACTACGTCGTACCGCTCGAAGCACGAGCGGACGGTGGCGTCCACGTCCTCGCGGGAGACCTCTCCGTTCGGACCCTTCTCGGGGTCCCAGACCTTGATCACGAACAACATGCCGTCGTGGACCCGACAGGCTACCAAGGCCGTCCAGTCGTTGGACTTCGATCCGTCGAACCCGAGCGTGATCCGGTCACCCTTCTTCAGGGCGAACAGCGGGTCGGTCAGCGCCAGGCGGTTCCACTCGTTCGGCGAGATCCACGAGTCCTCATGGGCGTTCACCTGATTCAGGAACTTGCGCCGTGACTCGGTGATCGGGTTCTTGATGTCCAGGACGGACATCACGATCTCGTCCACCGGGAGCCAATGTGAGTCGCCTCGGGCGATCTCGATGCCCTCGCGGAGCCTCGCTACGCCGGCCTCGAAGCCCTCGGGATCTTCCTTCTGCGATGGGATCTCGGACACCGGGGTGTCAGCGGGAGCCTCCAGGGCGTCGTACAGCATCCCTGTGTCGACGGCCTTGCCAGCCTGGATGTCCTGCCAGGCGTCCCAGTCCTTCTCGGCCACGGTGTCGTTGCCGGGGATGTGGGCGTTGCAGATCGCCAGACGGCGAGCGCCGGGGATCTTCGTCAGGTTCCCCTCGATGGCCCCGTGCATCGCGTGGCCGTCGTTGACCTCGCCACCGGGTCCCGCTCCCCACCACTGGGTCTCGTTCTCGATGACGAACGTCGGGCGGTTACCTTCGACCGACGCGGGNGACGAGGTCGCAGCCTCGATCCGGCCCCCGGCCTCGGAGTAGATGATGAACCGGTTGACGAGCAGCCCGTAGTCCTCTTTGAGCTGCTTCGACACCATGATCGGGAACAGCGAGAACGTGTTCTTGGTTTGGTCCTGGGATACAGCCGCAATCGTGATCCAAGCCGCGTGACGCGGCTTTCCTACAGGATTCCCCCCGCCATCGAAATGGCTGAAAGCGACTGGCCCACAAAGCTCGACCAGGGCTAGGGCCGCTGCGAACGGGTCCTTACCGTGGCCCTTGAGTCGGCGTAGGACGCCTTCCCGGAATGAGTAAGTACCTTGCTCATCAACGGCGTACCACCACAACGTGAAGCGGGCCTGCTCCAGCGTGGGCATGAACGGCTCGCCAGCGTGGTCGCCACCGGGCGTCTTTACGTACGCGGCCCACCAGTTGAGGACGCCCCAACCTAGGGTCCTCTCAGGCAAATGCCAAGACCCATCCACATTCCTGGCCCAGGTTGGGCCGATTGTATGTGGAGGTTGTGGGGCTAACTCGCCATTACCTCCTCGGTATCGCATCTTCCTCTCCTCTGGTGTGGCGAGGGGATACATAGCCGCCACTCGGTGACGAATCTGTCTCGCTTAGATGAGTTACAGGAGAAGCACGCTGGGAGGATGTTCCCAATCGAGTGCCGTCCTCCCCTTGATAGCGGCACGACGTGCTCCATTGTCAAGTAAGGGTCAGCGTCGGAACCCGGCGACGATGTCGCATCCGACTTGCAACCCGCTGCGGCCTCCAAACTCTGGCTTGGGCGCGTAGTAGTCCCCGTGGACTCCGATGCCCGGTAGAGCGCCCAACAGGGCGATCAGATCAGGCAGGCTGGTCAAAATGCCCTGCACCGAGAGGAACTCGACCAGCTCCGGGTTGGGCTTCTCCTTCGAGGACAGGACACCGCCGATCAAGCCGCTCATCATCGCAGCCGGGACACCGCTGGCCTGCGCCAGCAGCGGGACAGCCAGAGGGCTTGCCAGACCGGATAATCCGGGCAGCGCAGACAGGAACGGGGCCACCAGATTCAGCATCGCGGGGATGATGATCTGGGCGCTGTAGATCACGAACGGCAGCTCGGTCTCAGCCCGAACGAACCACTCGTAGAACAGCGGCCTGATCTTGTCGGTTACGCAAGCGTAGAAGTCCGGTGTCGGAGACTCGTTGACGATGTCCCAGGTCAGGTCTTCCAACCACTTCGGGAACGTCACCGTGCGGGCGATACCAGATCCCGGTGGGTTGTTGCCCACCTTCGTCGGCCCAGGCTTACGCGCCGGGTCGCCGAAGAGAACCAGCCCGTTGATTCGGGGCCGCAGGTTCTGGTATCTCCCACCGTCGCCGAACAGCTTCACTGCTGCCTGCTTGAGGGCGTCCGCTGACTGCGAGTAGCCGAACAGCCAGATCTCGAAGTTAGGGTCGTCACGATCCGGGTTGACCGAGATCAGCCGGTCCAGCTCGTCGGTGAGCGCGTTGACCACGTCGATGTAGGAGAACGACGGGTCACCGCCCATCAGGCCGAGATAGCCCCCGATGGGGTAGCCAATCGGCTGGTGGTTGAGGTTCAGGACGCGCTTGCACCACTCACCGAGGTCGAACGGAGGCCCCAGCCACCACGGGGCACCGGAGCCGGGTGCGCTGAAGCACCAGATGGGCCGGTGGGGGACAACGAGTTTCAGCCGCTCCAGGTCTTCGTCGCTGACGATGCCGTCCTGCTCCTGACCGGTACGGGACTCGTACTCCTTCTGCCACTCGACTGCCCGAGGGCCGAACAGGTCGGTGTCCGTGGGCAGCGGGCCGTGCAGGCGGGTGTAAAGACCGCCGTACATCGCGTTCATCACCTGCCGCCAGCGGCGTACGGTCTCGTTGCGGTCCCCGAGCTTCAGCGTCATGGGATCATCGGCCCGATGACCGGCAGCCGCTTCAGGGTCTTGATGATCTCCTGTGAGATCGCGGCTACGTGCTCGTCAAGCTCGTCGGCGACGGACGCCACGGCATCGTCCACCGCTGCCCGGACCAGCTTTTCGAGCCGGGGCTCCAGTCGGTCCAGCAGCTTGTTGATGGACCAGTCGAGCATCAGGAGACCTCCTCGATGGCGTCGTGCGCCGCAGCGATCTTGTCCGGGCTTACCTTGGCGAGGATGCGTCGAGCCAGCTCGGCGTCTGTCTGCCGGTCTGGCAGCTTCGTGTTGGCCACGGCCCACAGCAGCGCGATGCTCTGCTTGTCGCCGTACTCGACGGCCAGCTTCTCCACGAGTAGGACGTGGATGTTGGCATCAGCCGCCCAGGCGAATCCGGCACAGGTGTTGACCTGTCCTTCTCCTGGCCAGCGCAGCGGGCTGAGCGACTCTCGGCGGTATTCGGCGATCTGCTTGAGCAGGTCGCGGTCGGCGTCGGTGAACATGTCCTCGTCTCCTCCGAGCAGGGTCAGTAGTTTGTCGCCCATCCCGACGGCGCGGGTGTATCGGGTGCGACGGTCCGCAATCCCGTTCTGCCCGCCGTTGATCCGCTGGGTCACGGCTTCGAGGTTGCGGGCGTCGGACAGTGCGTTGATGTCCGGGCGTG